GATAGAATTGCACAAAAAGCTTCTGCAAATATTAAACAGATAAGTGGTATTGGTGATGCGATGCTTGGCCAAACCAGCCCAGAACTTTCTGGAGTGGCAATCAAAAATTTACAGAATAGCGGATCTTTAATGCTACAAGTACCTTTAGATAATTTAGCAAAAACTAGACAATATTTAGCAGAAAAAGTTTTGCACATGATACAAGCTTATTATACAGAAGAACGTGTAATACAAATTACAGATGAGTCTGATCCATTTAAACCTAGAAACAAATTAAAAGTAAACCAGATGACTCCCGCAGGTGAGATTATAAATGACCTTACCTTAGGGGATTATGATGTTGTAGTTGGCACGGCTCCAGCTAGGGATAACTTTGATGAGATGCAGTTTGCTGAAGCTATTGAACTTAGAAGTGCTGGGGTACCAATTCCAGATGATTTAATTGTTGAGTATTCACATCTATCTCGTAAAGCTGATATTGCAGAAAGAATCAGACAGATGCAGGGCACCGCTCCTCCAACAGAAGAACAAGTACAATTACAACAATTCCAAATGGAATCTCAGATCAGAAGCACGCAGCTTGAGATAGCTAAACTAGAGGCTGAAGTCGCTAGATTACAAACTGAAGCACAGCTTAACCAAGCAAAAACCCAAGCAACTGCTGCTGATCCACAGTTGAAGGTTGCTGAATTACAGAGTAAAATTCAAACTAAGACTGAGGAACTTCAATTACGTGAAAGGTTATCACAACTAACTAACGAAATGAGAAAGAACCAAAGTGATACTGCAGCTGCTGCTAAAATGGCTGCTGCAGCCATGAAACCTACAGGAGGTAATTAATATGGCTAAAAAAAATAAAAAAACTGAAGCCCCTACAGCAGATGACAAGATATTGTTTGACGCTATGCCAGGGTCGGATGCAAAAACTGAAGAAGACGCAAAAGGATTCGAAGTTGATATGAACTTTGACACACCTGACGAAGAAGTAGAATTTCCCAAGGAGGACGAAATTGAAGAAGTCGAAGAACTTAAAGCTGAAGAAGAACCAGTTGAAGAGTCTGAAGAGGAAGCAGAAGAGGAAGTCCTTGAAGCAACAGACGAAAGCGAAGAAGATACAGGAGAAGAAACAGTATTGGCAGAAGATGAAGGAGATACACAACAACCTACTGAACCAGTACAGGAACGACCTGAAGAGCCAAAAGAACCTATGATTCCAAAGTCTAGGTTTGATGAAGTCCTAGCAAAACAAAAAGCACTAGCTAAAAGAGTAGAAGAGTTATCTAACCCTATTGAAAAAATAGACAAAGCTCCAGAGTTCGACTTTGAAGCAAAAGAGTTAGAGTATCAAGACATGATTTTAAATGGCCAACCTACTGACGCTGCAAAAATAAGAGCAGAAATACGAGCAGCTGAAAAACAGACAATGATGTTTGAAGTGCAAAATCAAATGGGCCAGACTGTGCAACAAAGTACAGAAACTATGCGTCTGCAACAAAAAGCAGCCGAAGTTGCAGAGAACAATCCTATTTTAGATGAAGGCAGTCCTCAGTATGATGAAGTTAAAACTCAAGAAGTGTTAGGTTTAAGAGATGCTTATATTATTCAAGGCTATGAAGGCGCAGATGCTTTACAAAAAGCAGTAGATTTATTGATGCCTACTAGTATTGATCCGGCGCCTATAAACGCACCGGACTCTGTACAACAGCAAGTAGCTCAGAAAAAACAAGTAGCTAATACTAAAAATAAATTAAAAGCAGCTGAAAAACAACCACCAGCTTTAAAAGGTAAAAATAAAGTAGAGAAAAAATTTGATGTAAGCACTATGTCAGTAGATGAGTTCGATGCTTTGCCTTCTGAAACTTTAAGCAGAATGCGTGGCGATTTCGGATAAATGGTGGTATATTAAAAATAAGTTCGCACGTAAGAGCGATATCTTACCAGGGTCGTTCCTGTAAAACATACGTATTCGCCCGTCCAAGGCGTTAAATTGACCGGGGTCGTGTCCGCAAATAACGAGAGCGTTATCCCAACGAAATAGGGTACACGGATAAAAGTCGCTCCAATAAGTCGACTGGTTAATAAACATTAATGATAGGAGACTTATCATGGCAAATACAAACTTTGCTGCGTTGACCAGTGAACAATTAACGATCTGGTCTCGTGATTTCTGGCGTGTAGCTAGAAATATGTCTTTCATTAACCAATTCGCGGGTAGCGGATCTAACGCAATGGTTCAGACTATATCTGAACTTACTCAATCAGAAAAAGGAGCTAGAGCTGTATTAACACTTTTAGCCGATATGACTGGTGATGGTATTGTTGGAGACAACACTCTCGAAGGAAATGAAGAGGCACTAAGAGCTTTCGACATAGTCGTAGGACTCGATCAACTAAGATTTGCGAACAGACTGTCTGGTAGACTGGCTGATCAAAAATCAGTTGTGAACTTTAGGGAACATTCAAGAGACGCTCTTGCTTATGCAATGGCTGACAGAATGGACCAATTAGCGTTCCTTACTTTAAGTGGTATTGGATATAACTTGAAAAACAATGGTGGTCTAAGACCGTCAATGAATTCAGGTCAAAATCTAAATGACTTAGCGTTTGGTTCAGATGTATCCGCTCCAACTTCTAATAGACATAGAAGATTTGATGCTACTAATGGTATCGTGGCTGGTGATGTTACTGCAACTGCTGCAGTCGACAAACTAAGCTATGGTGGTATTGTTGATCTAAAAGCTTATGCTAAAGATCAGTACATCAGAGGAATGAGAGGCGCAGGTAATGATGAAACATATCATTTATTTGTAACACCTCAAGTAATGGCCGACCTAAAACTCGATTCAGATTTTCTTGCTAACGTAAGACAAGCTGGAGTAAGAGGACCTGGTTCAAGCTTATTCTCTGGTTCTTCAAGTCTAATGGTTGATGGCATAATGGTTCACGAGTTTAGACACGTGTTTAACACCACTGGCGCAACAGCAGGTACTTCAAGTAATGCTGGAGCTGCTGGGTACAAATGGGGTGCAAACGCTGACGTAAACGGATCTGCATGTCTATTCTGTGGTGCTCAAGCATTAGCTATGGCTGATATTGGTGCTCCAGAGATAGTAGAAGATACATTCGACTACGGAAACCAGAACGGTATTTCAATTGGTAAAATATTTGGTCTTAAGAAGCCTAAGTATCATTCAGATGTCACAGGACAATCTGAAGACTTTGGTGTTATTAGATTAGATGTAGCATACTAATTGTGGTATATTTTATGGGTGGCTTTTAAAGTCACCCATATTTAAGGAGTAAAGATTATGTGGATAGTATCAAAAGAAGACAAGTATGTAGCCTCAACTTGGGGTGCAAGTATTAATTTACAAGCAAATGAACCTAGACAAGTCGGACATGACATGGGGTTACTTTGTTTGCAAGCAGGTTGTACAGAAGTACAAGAATCAGAAGTTCCAGCAATGGCTCCTGCACCTGTAGAAGAACCGGTTGTAGAAGAAGTTATAGAAGAAATTGCAGAAGAGGTTGTAGAACCTGTTGAAGAAATTTCTATAGACTTAGAAGCTATGACTAAAATACAGCTAGAAGAACATGGTCGCACTATGGGCATAGAGCTCGATAGGCGTAAAAAGAAATCAGATTTAATTGAGGAATTAAAAGCAGCGGAGTAATACATTATGGCAGGGACACTTACAGGCGCTAACTTACTTAGCAGAATTCAAGACACCTTACAGGACACTACTAGTGTTAGGTGGCCAGAAGCTGAGTTACTTAGGTATATAAACGATGCTCAAAGAGAAATTGTAAATTTCAGACCTGAGTCATCAGCAACAACCTCTAACGTACAGTTAGTTACAGGTACAAAACAAGCTTTACCATCTGGTGGTTTAAGGTTAATTAAATTAACTAGAAACATGTCTGCAGCTAGCGGAAGTGCTACTGGTAAAAGAGCTATTAGAATAGTAAACGCTGATATTTTAAATACACAAGAACCAGATTGGAACGATCCAACTGTATCTGGAGATGCAGCCCACGGAACAATAGTTAAACATTATATGTTTGATGAAGATGATCCAAGGAACTTTTATGTGTATCCAGGGGTAGCTGGGAATGCTTTTGTAGAAATTGTATTTTCTAATTCACCAACAGATCTAGCAAATAGTTCTGCAACTATTAGTGTAGATGATATATATGCAAATGCGATTATTGATTTCGTGTTGTATAGAGCGTATATGAAAGATGCAGAGTACGCAGGAAATGCACAAAGAGCACAAAATCATTATCAGCTATTTACAGCTAGTATTGGACAAGGCGGACAAGCTCAAATGTTGTTAGACCCAAATAATGATCCAGTTTCTAACTTAGGCGCTGTTCCTAGGGTAATGCAACAGCAAGGTAGGTAAATGTGGCGGCCTACTCTTCTTTAGTTAAAGAAGTTCTACCTTACGTACCTTTGTGTCCAGACTCTTTGGTAGAACAAAACTTACGTTCTGCAACAATAGAGTTTTGTGAAAGATCAAAAGCATATATTCTCGACATAGACCCTTTTAGTACAATTTCGGGTGTATTTGAATATGACTTTGACATACCCACAGGCACAGAAGTACACCAAGTCTTACTAATGACCCACGATGGTAATGACATGGACCCTATTAGCCCACGTAGCCTGGAGTTAAATTATCCAGATTGGAGAAATAGAACAGGCAATCCCCACGTTTATTTACAAAAAACACCTTCTACTTTTTGGATAGTTCCAGTACCAAGTGGGCCAAAACAAGTTATAGCAAGCGTAGCTTTAAAACCAAGTAGAACTTCAAACAACATAGATACTGTAATTTCTAATCAATATAGAGATGCAATTATATATGGCACTTTATATAGATTACTACGCATGCCAAATAGAGAATGGTCTGATGTAGGAGCAGCACAAGAATATAGTTTTCAGTTTAATCAAGAAATAAAACAAGCAGAATTAAGGGCCCGAGGCGGAGACCTTGGGGTAAAAAGAACTGTTAAGTACAAAGGAATAGGTATGCCAAGGAGACGGTATGGAAAGTACGGAAAGGAAATCGACTACTAAAGATCTTGTTCCTGTTGATATTCGAACTTGTTGGGAAGAAGTAAAGCCTGGCATAGTTGAAATACTTAAAGATAGAACTTTAAGCTATAGACCTGAAGATGTTTATGCAGCTTGTGTGTCAGAACAAGCTTTTTTGTACAAGGCTGCTTTTGGGTTTGTAATACTTACGGTAGAGGTTGATGAGTTTACAAAAGAACGAACTTTATTTATATGGCTAGGTTACACATATGAAAAAGGTAACAATATTTGGGTTCAAAAGCGAGATTGGTTTAGCCAGCTTGCTAAAAGTATAGGTTGCACATACGTAGCGGCTCATACTAAAATTAAGGAATTAGAATCCTACTTTATAAAAGAAGGGTGGGAACTAGATACAAGGATATTCAGGAGAAAAGTTTAATGAGCGGTAAATTAAGACAAATGGCAGGGAAACCTAAAAAAGATAGGTATAAAGCTACGTCTATAGAAAAATTCCAAACACAGTTTGCCAATGAGTTGCTTAATAAACTAAATCCACAGATTAGAAAAACAATTGGCGCTATTCGTGATTACGGTGAAAAGAATTTTGTAAGTGAAGGAGAAGGTATAGCTAACTTCGATGCTATGAAAGCCGCAACAAATATACCAGGAGTTCTTGGAGTAGGAGTTAAAGCTGGTATAGGAGTTGGTAATATTTTAGGACGAACTATGGATGTTAATAAGTCTGCAGATAGTTTAATAGGTGCTGTAAATAATGTAAGCGTCGGTGGAACTAAAGGAAAAATAAAAAAAGACGAAGCTAATTTACTTGGCTTAAAAGCCCAGATGGGAGAGTTTGATACTCTAACAAAAGGACTGGGAGCAAATGTAAAGTTAGCTACTTCTGATTTATTAGGAACTGCAAATGCTAAAATAAAACGTGATTCTGCTGCTATGAATCTATTACTACCAGCCGCAGAGTACAGTGGTAAATTAATGACTTCTGGAGAAAACGATGGCACTTGACCAAGGATATAATCCAACTAACGATTTAGAAGGTTTCTTACGTTCTGACTACGACAATTTTATGAAAGAAGATGCTCCATTTCAGGACCGACTTCTTCAACAAGCTATGAACGATACTTCTATTGTAGATAGGGCTAGGGAAGTAGCACCTATGGAAATAGAAAAACAAAACCAAATAATGCAACGTAATTTAGAAAGGTACGGCGGCGGTAACCTTTCACCAGCGCAAAGAAAAGAAATGCAAAGAGCTCAACAAAGAGGAGGCTCACTTGCTACAGTCAACACAATAAATTTAGCTAGAAGAAATCAAAGAGAAGTTAACCAAGCTTTAAGAGCACAATTACTAGCCTCTTTTAATAGACAAAAAGCTGGAGCAACAGGCATGTTAGCACAGTCTGGCCTCGCTCAAGTTTCTAGAGAAAACGCATATAGAAATGCAAAAGCTTCTTATAGAGGTAACTTATTCAAAATAGGCGGTAGTTTAATAAAAGGCGCAATCTCTGGCGCAGCGAGTGGTGGATAATGTCTAATCAATACTTGCCAGAAGACTATAAACCAAAAGGTCTTCTTTATAAATTACCAGTTGTAGGCGACGCTATTAAAGATGCTCTTATTCCCCAAGACGTACAAGAGCGTAGGGCTAGAAAAGCGAATGAAGACAAAATGCTAGCTGAGGGAGTTACTACTGGTTTTAATGATAGGCTTCTAGATGATATGAGAGCTTCCGAGTTGACTGGAGCTAATTACCAACCTTTAGAGACCGAAGAGTTATCTTTTGGCGCTAATTTATTATCGGTAGTTAAAAACGAAGAGGGTACTCAGTTTATTCCAAAACATAAAGAATTTATAGGAGCTCTATTCGGCGATTTACCTTTGTTAAATACAACCCAAACAGTAGGTGGTACTACTGAAGACTTTAGAGTGACCGACGCTGTTTACAATCAAAACACCAACACTGTGTTTGTTGTAGGTGAAAACTACAAAGGCGATATGGCCCCTAAAACAGTAATGCAAAGTGATAAAGAAGGAGATCAAATAGCAGAATATACTCTGTCAGACTGGAATGAATTAGCTAAAGTAGCTTATGAGTACAAACGCATAAACTCCAACTACAAGCCGGGATATTTAAGTAACGCTCGAGAAGACGTTGAGGCGATGGCAGATAATGTGTATACAAATATAGCTATGGGTGTAAAAGAAGCTTACGAAAATGGTTTATTAGATGACCCAGATAACCTTAATCAATTCAACGAAGGTATCGCAGCAATGCTTGCTGACCAACAAGACCCAGAACAAGTAGCTAAGCAAGACGACCAAATACCTGGAATTGCTCTGACAGAAATGAGACCTGAAATAGCAAAGTTAGTTGGACCCCCAGACCCAAATTCAAAAGAGGGACAAGCGGCCTACGAAATGGTAGAAGGGTCGAGCCTAAGTGAAGAAGATCAAAACGCTATGATTGCAGCTTGGAACAACATGAACACGGGAGAAAAAGTGTCCTTGTTAAGTACAGGTTTGTTAGTCATTCCTGGAATAGGCGCAGCAACTTACGCTGGAGTAAGAGCTATAGCTTTTGGCGCGGGGGTGTTATCTAGAGCTAACATAAGCACAAAACTACTTAACTTTGTTAAGTCAGCAGTAACAAAACCTAAAAAAGAATCTTTAGCTGTAGCTAAGAGCGGTAATAAATTTCCTACAGGCTCTCCACAAGGCCAACAAATCGTTAAAGCTGGCGAAGCAGATTTGAAAAAAAGATCTACAATAGACAAAGTTAAAGACTTTGGTAGTGGTAACACAGGCAATCCGAGGGTTGTAACTGAACAAGTTAAAGATACTGCTGGTAACGTAGTAAGAGAGTTTGCCCCAGGTAGAGCAGCAGGGGTAGGTTTAGTAGGTACAAGTGTAGGTGGGAATATAGCTGGTGGCATAATTCAAGGTGAACTTGATGAGATGGATGACGCTACAGATATGACAGGTACAGGCCCAGCTGTTGAGCTAGAACCTGTTAACATTCCTAAATTTAAAAGTGCGCAAGAAGCGGCAACTTGGTTTCAAGATGAAAATAACTATGCAAATTTTGTTGCGTCCGCAACTAATGAAGGAGCTCAAAATATTGCAGCTAAATTAGAAGAAGCTTTTGCAACTCTCGGTATTAATGATGCTCAAAGTTTTACTACTAATATAGAAGAAATAAAAGCAAGAATAAATCCTGGTAATGATTTTAATACGAACCAAACCTTGGCAGCTCTAATTGCTGAAAGATCTGGGGGAGTTAAAGAAACACAAGCTACACTTTTTAATCAAACTCTGACTGCACTTACTAGCTCAGATAGATTAGGTTTTGAAGTTGCTAAAGAACGAAGAAGTATACAAAGCCAAAGCCTAACAGAGTTTACAGACTATTACTTAAAAGATTTTGATACAAGCGGAGAGATTCAAGAAATTAACGACCTTTTTATTACCAATGAAGATGGGACTAGTTTTGATGAATTACAAGGTCAAATGTTACTACAGCGTAAGAAGTTTGCGGGTAAGTACCCAGAATTATTTCCAGAATATGTAATGACAGCCAATGGGCCTGTAAATAAAAAAAGAGCTCAGATAATAGCTAATGGTGCAAAACGAGGGCTAAACTCAACACAACAGACAAATCTTGAGAATAACTTAAATCAGATTGAAAAATTAGAAAGAGCTCAAACAAACCAAACAGTAAAAACCTTAGTTAATAAATATGAAGGTAAAACTAGCTGGTTTGAATCCATCAGAAATTTATTTGCTAATAGAAATCCTTTTGCAAATCCTGAAGATGACATTTTTCCTTACATGCAAGTAGAAGTAAACCAAAGGAAAGATGGTAGCTACGACCCTGTACGTTTCATAGTAAGACAGCCAGGCAACACAGGTGGGGCAAGGACTAACGTAGTGATTGAAGACCAAGAGTTTAATAGAGAGTTTGGTAATTCAGACTCTCAATATCAAATGAGCTTTTACGCAAATCTAGGCAAGCAAAATATTAAAGTTTTAAACAAGTAATGTATGGCAATAACAAAAGAGTTCATAGGCAGCCAATCCGAAAGGGACATAAGGGCTAATAATCTTAAAGACTTAGAACCTTTAATAGGCACTCAATCTGATAGAGTATTTGGACCAGAAGATCGTACAGAAGTAGATGACCTAACTTCTGGTATAGAACGATTTCGTGCTTCTTTTAAAACCGGACAAAAAAACCTTGTAAGTTCATTTCAAAACTTTGACGCTTCTATTGCTTCTATAACCGGCAATGAAGAGCGAATGAATGAATCGCTAAGACGTGCCAAAGAAGAACAAGAACAAGGTGCTTATTATCTTTTAGATAGCCAATCGTTTGAAGAGTTTATAGAAGCCCCTACTTTTGACGGTTTTATAGATAGTGCTATAGAAGCTACAGGACAGTTTGCTCCTACTGCTATTACTAGTGTTATTGCGGCTATGACGGGTGCAGGCGTCGGTGCAAGTTTAAGCTATCTTACAGGTTCTAGTAAACTTTTTGCTGCAGCAGGAAGTAGCGGGCTGTCTACTATTCCAGCTAGTTTAGCTTCTAAAAAGTTTGTACAGACCGAAGTAGAAGATATTTTAAAGAAAAAAGTAACTCTAGATGTTTTAAAGAAACAAGGCAAAAAAACTGCAATCACCATGACGCCGGATGAAGAAAAAGTTATTAAACTTCTTTATCCTTACCTACGTGGCCAACTTAGAAATAAGTATGCGACTGTAGGGGCAGTAGCAGGTGCTTTTGCACAAGAACAACCTATGGGTGCTGGTATTGCCTTTGGGGATTATGCCGAACAAGGCATGACAGATCCTATAACTTCTTTTAGAGCACAACAACAAGGTATTGCGTTTGGTGCTATAGGGGTAGGAAGCGAAGCTTTAATATATAAAGCTATTACGAATAATGTAAAAAGCAAAGCAGCTAAAAATTTAATAAATGAAAGAGCTGTAATAGACGCACCTTCGTCTGCTAAATCTGCATTAGATATTGTTTCTAAAGGTTTAGGCGCTGGTTTATTAACTGGAGCATCAGAAGGGATAGCAGAGTTAGGGCAAGAAGAACTTTCTGTACAACAAAAATTTAGAATAGACAGTGAATACACAAAGACCCAAGCTAATTTAGATAGACTTCAAGCGTTGTATATGGGAGCTATAGGAGGTATGGGTATAGGTACTGGAACTGGTACAGGTACCGCAGTGTTAGGAAAAATGAGAGAGTTAGCGGAGATAGGATATGAAAAGAAAATGTTTGACCTCTATCAACAAACAAAACAAGGCGAAACAAATCCTATCTTAGAAACACAAAGCGACATAAGCGCGCAATTCGCAGACTTAATAGACCCTAAAATAGGTAGAGAGTTTGTATGGGTAGATGAACAAAACTATTCAGAGTTCGGTCCTATTTCTAATAGAGTAAATAAAACGCCTGGTTTAGAAAGAACTATGATTCCAGGGGTGGGCACCTTCTTCTCTTTAGACCCAACTTTAAATCAAAGATTTGTAAACAGCATGAGTGCGTCACCTTTAAATAGACAAAGACTACTAAACTTTTTAGATATCTATGGAAACAACCCTCCTACAGAAGGGAAAGGACAGAGAGTTGTAGTATCTGTACGTGGACAAAATAGCGAAGTATTAAAAAGATATGATGTACAAATAGGAGAAGAAGAACAAACAGCTATTACAGCTGCGCAAAACTATATAGGCGGACCAGATGGAACTAATAATAGAAATATTGTTGTACAAACCTTAGAAGCTTTTAATGAAGAACGTGCGGGCAAGCTCCCAGTCAAAGAAGAACAATCCGCAATGGAAGAAGATTTAAATGATTACGAAGCTTCTCAAACACCTTTCGAAACTTTTACTACTGAACAAGAAAGGTTGTTTGCTCAAGATACTCAAACAGAACCACAAATAATACCTGATTTAAAAGCTAGAACAGGAAATAAAAAACAAGAACAACAGGGATCATTTGAAAACCCCATCGCGAACAAGCAAACTGGTAAACCTTTTGCAAAAGTACAAAATGAAAAATTTGTAGTTAAAAAAGGAGATGAGTTTTACAATCAAGTAATTAAAGGCGATGAAGAAATTACAGCCCTACCTGCTGAGTTTGTAACAGAGTTCGACAAGCTAGTGTCAGAAGGTAAGGTCAGTCAGACTGCAGTACAAAGGTATGCAGAGGTTAATAAAAGGCTGGCTGCAGACCTACTTGGTAATCAAGCTTATGGTTTTAGTTCAAGAGGAGATGGCGTTGTTATTTATAAGTATGACATGCCAGGGGTATCTACTGCTGTAGGCACACAGACTGTTACTCCGGATTTAGCAGAAAGAGTTGCAAAAACTGTTGGTAAAGGAAAGACAAACAAACCAGCTGAACCCGGCAAACCTAGAAGTAGAAATAATTTTACAAGATTTGAATTAGAAAAAGACGGAGAAAAAACTCCTGTAGACCCAAACAAATTTATAAACGTGGGTAGAAATCTTTCTAAATCTTTTGGCAACTCAATAGAAGGAGACTTTCAATCTGCAATAGGAGGTTTTGGGTTTTTAATGGCTGAGATGGCTAACAATGGTTATACGCTTTTATTTGAAGGCAAACCTTTTAGTGATGAACAAACAAGCTACGCACCTGTATATAACAAAGACGGCAGAGCGCTTACATTAGATCAGATGCAGGCATCAATAGGATCAACAGTACCACGAGCACGAAAAGGCGAAGGTGGTAAAGGCAGAGTAAAACTAACTGAAGATGAGTCAAGAGAAGGGATTGAAAGAGATGATATAGAAGGCTTAGAAGCAGTTCGAGACCTAGCTGAAGAAGACGTAGCAGAACGAAAAGACAAACTTGTAGATGAAAAAATTATTGCTGGGCTAGAAACAGAAGCTTTATCCGAAGGTTTAACCGAGCAAGAGAAAAAAGCAGGTGTGTTTGTAAGTAAAAAAGGTAAAAAAGTAAGGCCTTTTACACCTGAAGGTTCAACTGAAGGGGCAATCAATAGAAGCACTAGGGAACAACAATTACAACGACCTGTGGAAAGAGCAGAAAAAAATCTTGAATACTCTAATGATAGGCTAGCAATCGCAGAACAAAACTTATTTGATGCTCAAAAAAACGAAATGGAACAAAGAATTCAAGAGGATCCTACTGACCAATATGCTTATGATAGTAGTGCTTTATTTAGAGAGTGGACTAAAAAACCAGCACAGTCTAAAGAACAGCAAAAACTTAGTAAGATTCAAGCAAAAGCGTCAAAAGAAATTATTAAATATAGCACTACTATAGAAAAGCACCTTGGGGTAGAGGTTTTAGATACTTTAAAAAATCTTGCAAAAAATACACTTGGTATAAATAGAGAAATACTATTCTTTAGCACAGAAGATACTATAACTTTAGACGATAAAAATTTAGAAAAAAGAGCAAAAGCGGCACAAGCTAAGTTCGGACCTACGTCTAATTACAGAGGCTATAACGTACGAGGCCGCGGCAACACCGATGTACTCATCATACAAACTAGAGATGGTTTTAATGTAGAAGACCAAGGCGCGAGGCTTTTTACTGTGGCCCACGAGATAGGGCATACTTTTATTTATCAAGAATTAGATAGGAGTTTAAAGAACCCAACCCTTAGAAATGCTTTACAAAAAGCTTTTGAAAAAGCAAAAGCCCTCGGTACTACTAAGCAATATCAACTAGAAGGTGATAAAGGCTTTCAAGAATGGGTGTCAGATCAAATAGCTGTATTTTTAATAGATGAAACTAAAAAAGCTACAAATCAAACAGAGTCTTTCTTTAAAAATATAGCCACCAAAGTAAAAGCTTTCTTCACTAAGTATTCAGCAGTAGCTAAAAGAAGGTTTACACAAGACCCAGCTTTTAATGATTACATACAAGAAGTAATGTCTTCTAATAAAAATAACAAATTTCAATATCAGCAAAAAGCTAAAATAGAAGAACAGGTAGAAGCAGTTCAAAAAGTCATAACCAAAGGCGCGGAAAAGAATCTAAAACGAACAGTTGATAAAATTATAGAGACAGGTGAAATACCTAATACACAAACAGATTCAGCTACTCGTACCCTTAGAACAATCTTCCAAGATACTGATGGGCTGCTTAGAAGTTTTGGTAAACCAGGCAAAACTTTGGCTAGATTATTTAAGCAAAGAGTAGGCACTACAGAGAAAACTGGATACTTAACTAAAGTGTTTAGTCTCGCTCGTTCAAAAATGAATGAAATTCAAACTATCTTAAATGTAGAAACAGCAGCAGACATGAATGAAACAGTAGAAAAAACTCTACAAGAGCTAGAAAACCCAAACACCCCTTTCGAACAACTTTCTCCACAAGCTCAAAACATGCGCACGTTTTTAATTAAGCATTACAACGATTTAAACTTAGGTGAATTAGGAGTTGGCTTCTTAGAAAATTATTTCCCTAGGATGTATAAGATGGAAGAACTTCTTAATGACCCTGGTTTAAGAGAAGATTTAGTAAATCTACTTGCTGCAGCTAACCCTCAAGTAAATAAATCAGAGTTAGTAGATGCAGTTACAGAAATGTTGAGTAAAGCGGATGAAGATCCAAACTTTAGTAGAGAAGAAGACCAAGTTTTTGAAGTGGGTATGTTAGCAAAAAGGGCAGAATTTTTTAGAAATTTAAATACTCAAGATTTAAGAAACGCTGGTTTATTAGAAGATGCTTCTTACGCTTTGCAAAGATATATACAAAACTCTGTAAAAAGAAGAGGTTTTGCTGATATAGGAGGGTCTAAAGCTATTGAAGAACAGTTAGCTCTTATAAAAGACCCTAAAGAAAGAAAGTTAGCTGAAGATTCTGTAAAGGCAATTTTAGGTAGAGTTGACCCTGTAGACAACGCTGTTTTACGAAACATTAATAATGCAGGACTATTTTTTAATGTTGCTACTTTACTGCCCCTATCTGTTTTTGCTTCTTTCCCAGACGTGGCTGGTCCTATTTTAAGATACAGAGGCATTCCTAATTTCTTAGAGACTATGCGTACTATTACCGCAGCTATGTCGGATGAAGAATTAAATACCTTTGGAAAAAATATAGGAGCTGTAGGTATAAACGCTATGAATGAACAGTATGTAGGAGCAGGAGAGCTTCAATATACAAGTAAAGGCACAAAAAAAGCTACAAACCAATTTTTTAGATTTATACAACTTGAACAGTTTACTAATTTTACTAGACGATTTGCTGCAGGCATGGCCAGGGTGTTTCTTTTAGATAACGCTAGTAAGGCTTTAGAAGGGGATGAAACCGCACAAAGGTATTTAGCAGAGTTAGATGTAACTGCTGAAGAAGTTATAGCCTGGGGTGGTGGCGATATCACAGCTCCATCTAACCAAAGAGTTAGATTAGCAGCAGCTAGGTTTGTAGATGAAGCTATCGTTAGGCCTAATGCAGCAGAAAGACCTATCTGGGCTTCTGACCCTAGGTTTGCTTTAGTTTGGCAACTTAAATCTTTCTTTTATTCTTACGGTAAGAACATTGTGATGGGTACGGGTAGGGAGATGCAGTCTAGAATGACAGAAGCAGGAATGAAAGGAGCCGCAATACCATTGTTTATGGCTGCTGTAACTTTGATGCCTCTAACAATGCTAGGCTTAGATTTACGTGAAAGGTTCAAAATAGGATTAGCATATGCTTTACCAGGAGTTAGCCCACAAGATAAAAACTACAGAAGATCTTTAGAAATGGATTATGGCGAATACAGTACAGAAATACTAGACAGGTCAGGAGTGTTAGGGCCCTACACTATGGCGCTACCTTTATTCATAGAAAGAAAAAGATACGGAGACCCTTTATGGGTAGGGCCATTAGGGCCTACCATAGGCACGGGTTATGACTTAATAGCAGGTGACATTAAACCTAAGAATTTAATTCCATTTTACAGTGCATTATAGGTATAATTAAAATATGGCATATTCAGATACAATAAAATTAGTAGTAGGAGACACACTCCCTGAGCTAACTTTTACATTAAAAGATAGCAATACGGCTGCTTCTGGGCAAACTTTAGACGTTGAAAACGATGCAACTTGGGCTGCTATTGATCTATCAAGCGGCAGCGTTAAGTTTCGTATTAGAGAGGTAGGACAAACTACAGTACTAAAAACAATTACCGCTACCATTACAAATGCTAGCGCAGGCATATGTGCCTTAACTTTCCCTACGGGAACTTGGACCGCAGCTGGTACGTACGAAGGTGAATTAGAGTTTACTAAGTCAAACGGCCAAATACAGACAGTGCAAGACCTAGTAAAATTTAAGGTACGTGAAGATTTTGATTAATGGCCTTTCGTGCAAAACTTAGTTATGTAGATCTAAAAGCGTCCGTCTCTTTTTCTGAGCTTAAGATAGTAGTATCGCAAGCTGATACCCGCACTAGTCTTAACTTTACTTCTCCTAAAACCTCTATACACAGCCAATTATTACAAACAATAGTTGAATACGTTAACCTTAACTCTTTAGTTAGTTATGTAAATTTATCTGCAGTAGATGTACTGTTAGATGCTGATAGTAAGAATTTATATTTCATACCGCAAAACAACTCACCCAATGTTGTAACTCTTACAATGTTAGAGGACACAGCACTAGAAGTAGGTAAGTCTTTAATTGATACACCCATCATACAAGATGTACCAGAATTATTTGTAGGTAAAACTCTTAACGATTCTTTAGCCTTTGGAGAAGTTGTAGCCATCTTAATAACGTTCCTACGTGAGTTTAGTGATACTTTTGCCTTTACAGATACAACATCTTTATCCGTACAACCCTCATACTCAGACTCTTTTAGTTTCGCAGATGCTCCTAGCCTTAGTTTAAATAACCTCTATGCAGACACTTTTAACTTTGCAGATACTGACTTTAGGGATGTTAACAAAGGGGTATTAGATACCCCCACCTTAACTGACACCCAAGTTGCTAGTTTTGGTGTAAACAAAACAGATGCTTTTAGTTTTACAGATACACCCGCCCTTAGTTTTGATGCTCTTTTGTCTACTGATTTAATAACGTTTGCAGATGCTTCTTCTTTACAACCAGAGTTAGGTAAAACAGATACTTTTGGTATGGGGGATGTATTTAGCCGTATAGTTAGTTTTTCTAGAACTTTTACAGATGCTGTATCTTTAGATGATATTGCTTCTGTCAATGACCCTTTACAAACAGACGTAGATTCTGGTAAAACCAATGTGATTGGATTTGCAGACGATCATTCGTACGTATTTGCTAAACTGTTAGGCGACACGTACGGGTTTACAGATTTACCTGCAATAGAAGCTATAAAACCTTTTAGCGATAGTTTTACGTTTGCAGATACAGAAATTTTAAGTTTTACTAAAGGCGTAACAGATACATCGACCTTAACGGATACAGAAGAGCTTGATCTAGGTTTAGGTAAAACAGATACATTTAGTCCTACGGACGCGGCTAGTTTAGCTGTAGCTACTATACACGCAGATAATTTTAGTTTTACTGATAATGAGATACTAGCTTTTACTAAAGGAGTACTAGATACCCCTACTTTAAATGATACACAGGCCATATCCCCAAATCTTGGTAAATCTGATATCTTTTCGGTTTCTGAAGCATTATCGCTATCTCTTGGCAATTCTCATACAGATAGTGCTACAATATCAGAAGTTATAAATATTGTTACCGTTCAAAGCCATAGCGTTTTTAACGCAGCGGGACTAAATATCGGGACACTAAACTAGGAGAAACTATGATAAACGACGGTTTAATTTTAAAAGGTAAGTTAGCTATCGCTTTAAATGGCGAAACAGTTAAAGAAGTTGATAACCTTGTTGTTACCGCAGGTAAAGGTTTTGTAGCCTCAAGGATGAAGGATGCTAGCACTACTGCAATGACACATATGGCTATTGGAACAGGATCTACTGCAGCAGCAGCTAGTAATACTGCTTTAGGAAGTCAGTCAGCTAGAACTACTTTAACTTCTACAACTGTTAGCGGAGCGGATATTACTTACGTAGATACTTTTCCAGCAGGAACAGGTACAGGAGCTATAACAGAAGCAGGCTTATTTAATGCCTCATCAAGCGGTACTATGCTTTGCAGAACCGTATTTTCAGTTGTAAACAAAGGCGCGTCTGACTCAATGACAATTACCTGGACTGTAACAGTTTCTTAATTTTTAAGGAGTAACCTGTGGCAGTTGTTTTTAAGAACAATGCAAAAACAACCCTTGCATCTAGCCTAACATCTTCGGCTACTTCTGTAACAGTCGCAGATGGTAGCGCTCTACCGTCCCTTTCTGGGGGCAATACCTTTTTTTGTACTTTTGATGATGGCACTAATGTAGAAGTTGTTAAAGTTACTGCTAGAAGTAGTAACACCCTTACTGTCGTCAGGGCCCAGGACGACACTACCGCACGTGCATTTTCTACCGGTGATGTAGCAGAACTAAGACTTACCGCTGGAATCCTAAACTTATTTTCCCAAACAGGCGTAGCTATAACCGATGAGATAGAAGCCTACCTAGATGCCAACGGTCTTACTTTCCCAGACAATGTAGAAGCTCGGTTTGGTACAAATAATGACCTACGAATTTACAGTACAGGCTCTTTTAGTTATATAAAAGAACTTGGTACTGGCGGATTATATTTAGATACTAATGGAGATGCAATATATTTAAGAGGTACTACTGGCAATAAAAATATGGTCAAAGCCAAAAAAAATAATGCGGTAGAGCTTTACTATGATGGTGACCAAAAGTTTTCCACAACCTCAACAGGCATAGACGTAACAGGTTTAGTAACAATCGATACAAACCCAGGTTCTACTTATGGGGTAAGCGAAGCCTTAAGAATTGATGACAGTGCTGGAACAAACGATAGAGCATTACAAATATTTGAATTATTACACTCAGGTGGAAGATCACATCGATTAACCTTTAATACAAATATAACTACTGATGGTTCTTCAGCATACACTTATACTCAGGGTAATTATGGGGGTTCTTCACAAATTGAATTTGGAAATAGTGGTGAAATAGTTTTTTTCACAAATCCTCAAGGCACAGGTGGGTCCACTACAGCAATAACACCAACAGAAAGACTTAGAATAAAGCAAACAGGAGAAGTCCAAGTCCAAGGGGAAATAATAGCAGCTTCTTTAGATATATCAGGTAATGTTGATGTTGATGGTACATTAGAAACAGATGCTTTAACAATTAATGGTACCGCTTCAGTCCCTTTTGAAAGTGGAGACCACAGTAAACTTGATGGTATTGAAGCAGGGGCAACAGCCGACCAAACTCAATCCGAAATAAACGCATTAGGCATAACTGCAACAGGTTTGTCTGGGTCTCCAAACATAACAGTTGGAACTATCTCTGCGGGTGTTTTTACAACTACTGCTAATACTGGCACATTCTCTAATTCTATTGGAAGCTTTCCTCTTGTTACTTCCACACCATACGATTATGTTGCTAAATTTGAATCAACAGATGCTAATGCTTTTATAATTCTTGAAGATAATTCATCAACAAGTAACGCTAACAGAATAGGTGTAACAAATAACGATATGAAATTTGTTACAAATGCAACAACTGCTCTTACTCTTAATAGCTCACAAAATGCCACCTTTGCAGGCGATATTACATTAGCTAATGATAAAGATATACATTTCCTAAAAGCAGATGGAACAAATGATGGTACAAAACTTACAAGAGCTGGCGGTAATGCTGTGCGACTTAAGTTTGGGGGCAACTCACTTATTTTTGATGCTCTTGACGATGCTGATTTTAGAGTCTACAACAGTGGTGGCGATACAATATTCCTAGTCGATTCTAACTCAACAGCAACTAGTAGTAGTGTAAATGTGGTTGGTAGTTTTAAAGTTGGTGGAACAAGAAGAATTACTAATGCTGGAGTATTAGAAAATGTTACAACTGCTACTGCATCCGCAGGTACCAATACTACCGCACTTGCTAATACAGCCTTCGTACAACAAGAAATTACTTCTCTAATTGGCGGTGCTCCTGGAACACTAGATACTTTAAACGAACTTGCAGCAGCTATTAACGATGACTCAAACTATAACTCAACACTTACAACAGCATTAGCTACCAAACTACCAAAAGCTGGTGGCACGATGTCTGGTGTCCTTAATATGGGTTCACAGAATATTACAAATGCAAGTGATATTGGTATGGCAACTGGTCATTCGTCAGGTAAATTTGCTGTAATGGCTACTTCTGTTCATGGTTCATATGATTTTTACAATAATGGCACTAGTTATTTTAATGGCAATGTAATTGTAGATGCCAATTTAACTTTAAGCGGGGGCGGACAAATATTAGGAAGTCCAGACATTACTGCGGGTAGAGTCGTTACAAGCGGATTATACGGAACAGGTCATAGCTCTTCAATATTACCTATATGGCAATACAATGCAGGTAATACAGGCTACGGTATTGGCTACTACGAAGGCAGCCCAGATAATATAAGTTTTGATGTTTCAGGTCATTTAATGACTGGTACTCCTGATTTTAAAATATCTCAAAATATTGCTTATGTGAATGGTAATGCAGTTTGGCATGCTGGAAATGACGGTGCAAGTTCTGGTCTTGATGCTGATCTTTTAGATGGACAACACGGATCATATTACAGAAACGCTTCAAATATAAATGCAGGAACAATAAACACTGCTCGTTTACCAAATCCTATAGTCTTATCTGGTGGCAACGCTATTATTAAACTACAAGAAACTGATGTTACCAATAGCCCAACATGGTGGCATGTAGCAGATGGTGGAAACTATTCAATAAGATTAAACAACACAGGCGGATATCCATTTCAAATTACCACAAATAGTACCAATAATGCTGTATCAGGAATTGCTCTTAACTATGCTACAACAATTCAAGGTAACACTGCTTGGCATGGAGGCAACGATGGGTCTGGTTCAGGTCTAGATGCCGATCTACTTGATGGTGTTAATAGCGGATCCTTTTTAAGAAGTGATGCAGCAGATACTGCCACAGGCGGAATTACATTTGCTGCTACTCCTACTCTGGGAGGAACAAGTGCTAATGAAGGTGGAGAAATAAACTTTGGGGCTCCAACAGGTGGTGGCTCATCATTTGCTTTAGACAATTATCAAGGACACTTTAGAGTACACACACTTCAGTCAGGAAAGAATTTTCAAGTAATAGGAGCTGGAGAATCACAAAGAACAACAATAAATACCAACATAGGAACTGTATGGGGTTCTGGCAATGACGGTAGTGGATCGGGACTAGACGCTGACACATTAGATGGTGTTAATAGCGGATCCTTTTTAAGAAGTGATGCTACTGACTCAGCAACAGGTGCTTTAACATTTTCAGGAGCTATATTAAGTAATGGACATAGCTCAGGAGACAACTGGCTGCCATATACTGATGGTAATTTCTATTTTAGAGCACCAACGGTTATTTTTGATGGTAAGGCAAGATTTAATGAAGAAGCTCGTGTAATAACAGGAAGTGTTGCGGCAAGCAATACTACTGAAGGTTTGATGTTCGATGGTAACTATGTAACAGGTCAATATCGACACAGGTTCAGAAAACAAGATCTTAATGGGGGTCTTCCATTATTTCTAGATATCTCTGAAGGCACAGCAAACAGTTATACTGCTATTGCAAGATTTGGTCCTTATCTTAATAACACTCAAAAATTTGAAGTTTATGGTAATTCTCGATTTGATGGGGATGTTGAGGTCGGAGTTCTTACTACTACTGACAGCGGTGTTTTATATTTAAACGGTTCTACAGCCAATAAACGAGCAGAACTTAGCTGCTCAAATGGTAATCTACATATTGATGCAGACAATGGAAATGGAATATATCTAAACTGGTACGGCTCACAATCAGCAGCATCTACAGCAGGAACTTATTTTGGTAATGCCAATGCAGGACAAGTTGCAAGAATAGATGGAAGCGGTAACTTTACTTTATCAGGAACAGTAGATGGAAGAGATGTAGCAGCAGACGGAACTAAACTTGATGGTATAGCAGCTGGTGCAAACAATTTTTCACTAGGGTCTACGATTACTGTATCTTCTGACATACAAACTACAGGAGGATTACTAAAGTTTACCAGCAATAACCATGTATTAACTACAAATAATACAAACAATATTTTATTCAAATCAGGAACTACTGGGACAATGGGTCTTTTGGGACAAAATAGTGGTAGTCAGTTTAGATGGCAAATATATGGAGACGGCAGTAATTATGGTTTCCTAGACGGAAACTGGGCTAGCTGGGATATTAAGAAAACGACAAATGGTCAATTACAAATTGATGAAGGCAGTGGTTTAGTTAAAGTTTGGTCAGCAGGTAATGACGGATCAGGCTCTGGATTAGATGCTGATACACTTGATGGACAACATGGTTCTTATTATGAGCCAGCAAATACCACAATTCTTCACCAAGGATCAGACATTTCTAGTGCAGATTGGAATACATTTATTGATGGGACAGAGGCTAGTTGGAATACGGTCTTAAATCATAGCGGTTCTAATAGACCCGTAGGATATTATACTTATGGTACGGCTCTTAGTTTTTCTAAATCAGGACAAGCTAAGTTTCAACTTTATGCTTCAGAACAAGCTTCGAGTGGGAATGGTGGTCTTGCCTATCGTACTGGTTGGAATACTACTTACAGAGCATGGGCTAACTTGTGGGATTCTGCTAACGATGGTTCTGGCTCAGGACTAGATGCTGATCTTCTTGATGGACAACAGGGTTCTTACTATGCTCCTGCTTCTGGAGCTAACTATGTACCATCAGGCGGAAGTTGGATGGGTTCGAACTTTAGTGGTTCTAGGCATAGCGGACTTGGAGTAAATGGCGGAGAAATTGCATTTATAAGAGATCATCCAAATAATGCTCAGATGTCTATTCTTGTAGATGGTGCATTTTTCGCAGGTGAGAACAATGGATTCTATTCTTTATACTCAGGTAATAGTTACAATAATAAATCAGGTTTTTATGCGGATACTTCAGGTCATTTACAATTTTCGGGGCAAACTTACGCTCAATTTAATACACAACATGGATATATTCAGCTAGGACCAATGAATACATCTTATGCTCATATCTATACTAATATATCTGGTGGGTTCTACTTTAATAGAACGGGTATATATGCTAACGGTAATACCATGTGGCATGCAGGAAATGATGGCTCGGGCTCAGGATTAGACGCAGACTTGCTAGATGGACTACAACTACATACTGGAAGAAACAACGAAGTAAATAAAGTTGTAAGAACAGATAGTAATGGATATATCCAGACTGGTTGGATTAATACTACTTCTGGAGCAAGAACAACTGAAACAATTACAAGAGTATATGCTTCTGATGATGCATATCTTCGCTATTACACTCTTGCAAACTTTGGCGATCAAATAGCAAGTCATATTAATTATAATTCTTTAGAAAATAAACCAACAATACCTACAAACAATAACCAATTAACAAATGGTGCTGCATATGTAACAAGCAGTACAACTAGATTGGGTTTAGATGCACATTCTTTAACAACCTTAAATAGTACAACTCTTTGGTCACAGCCTTCTGGCTACCAAACAATGGTAAAAGCAAGTACCTCTTCAGGATTACCTTCAAGTCATGGTCAGTCATACTTTGGGTATAACATCACAAGTAGAAGAGACACAGGAACAGGATACTCTTCACTTCTTACTGCATATGATAATAGTAATATGTGGTTTACTTATAATAGTAATGAAGGTGCTTATCCAACTTGGAGAAAGGTATGGCATGATGGCAACGATGGCTCAGGCTCTGGCTTAGACGCTGATAATCTTGACGGCTATACTTGGGCTTCACAAAATAAAGCAGTAGCTGCACGAAATTTAACAATAGAAGCTGGTAACGGTCAAGGAATTGGATTCTGGGGTGGAACTGGTACAGTAGGAAATGGTTCTTATGCAATTTTTATGGGAACAAGTGGTTCGTACGGAAGAGTAGACGGAGAAACTACTTCTGACTACAATATGTACTTTAAAATGACTGCGGGAACAAACCGTGGATTTGTATTCAGAAATAATACTAATAATGTTGTAGGTATTGACAGTACTGGTAATCTTAGAGCGGAAGCGGATATTGTAGCTTACTCAGGCTCTGATATAAGGCTAAAAGATAATCTCACTGTTATATCAAATCCATTGGAAAAACTTTCTAAACTTTCTGGATATAGTTTTGAGTGGAATAGTAAACAGTCTGCTTATGCAGAAGGCAAAAAAGATATTGGATTAGTTGCACAAGAAGTTGAAGAAGTTTTACCAGAGATAGTAAAAACAAGACAAGACGGATTCAAAGGACTTCAATATGAAAAATTAATACCTTTACTTGTTGAAGCTATAAAAGAACAACAAAAACAAATAGATGAACTTAAAGAAAAAAATGATATAATTTTTAAAGGAGAATAATTATGGCAATAACATATAAATTAGATGAAACATACACTGGTAAAAGAAAAACCTCTATGCCAGATCCAGACAATGAAGGTAAAACTATTGATACAACAGTAGATGTAACTGATGTTATAGTTACTTTTACTTCTGATTCACCTGCACTAACACATACACGAAATGTAAATGTAGTTTTAGATTCTGATGGTAAGTACGATAAAGCATCGACATTAGCAAGAATTGAAGAAGTAGCAGCTGGTGTAGCACATAAAGTAGCCGTTGGAGTTATCGCTCCCGCAGAATAAATAAATGCCTTTACAAAGCTCAGGGGCAATATCCTTAAATCAAATTCATGTAGAGGCTGGTGGCACATCTGGATCTCAAGCGTCTATTAATGATGCTGATATAAGAGCTTTAATAGGAAAATCCTCTGGGGCTACTATGGCATTCAGTGAATGGTATGGTGCTTCCTCTGCAGCCTTCCCAGGTTCTGGGGAAAATAGTTGGTTTCAATTAACAGGTCTAGGTGGCAACGGTCCTAATGCTTCTTCTATGAGTCAAAACCATTCAAGCACTTCTTTTGTACAAGTTGGTTTTAATTGTGGGTTTCAAAATGACACCACTAATGACAGAATAGCTATGAGATATACAGGATTTACCTCTGCTGCTGCTTCTATTTTTACTTTTCTTTATGTAGGGTATGACGGACATGCTAGTACAACCTTTCAAGCTAAATGTGATTATTCAGTAGTATCAGGTGGTTTTGTAGGATCTGTAGAGAATCCTGCTTCATATTCACCAGCATCAGGTACTTATGCAAATATAAGTACATCTACCTATAGTCCTGTATGGCAATGGACGGTTACTGTAAATAGCGGAAGCGGAACAAGAAGCTTAAGTAGTTATACTGGTACAGCCCCAAAATGGAGCGTAAGAGCTGGTTCTAGTGGTACGCCTATTTCAGGACCAGGTTCAAGTGGGCAGCATTTGTCGCTTCAAGCTACCAGAGGACAAAACCAAGGTCCAGGTGGTCCTGGAGGTTTCTGTATCCATGAAGATATGCTTGTCTCTACACAAAAAGGCAACATGACTATAGCTGATATTATTGATACAGCACCACCTAAAATATGGTCATGGAACAAAGATACTAACCAAAAAGAGTTAGTAGATTTATTAGAAGTTAAGACAGTAGAACACGATAATCTTTATAAAATAAATAACATAATGGCTACAGAAGATCATATGTTATACACAGAAAACTATACAGCAGCCTCTGTTGCTCCTGCAAAAACAAAAGAGAACTATGATGTAGATTGTGCTCAGTTAGCAGTAGGACAAAAACTAATGAAAGAAGATGGCACTTTAGAAGAAATAACATCTATAGAGGTTTATTCTGGAACACATAAAACTTATACATTAAAAACAACTTTGTCTAACTTCTACGCAGACGGTGTATTGGTTGATTCAGAAATATAAAGGTTATACAATAAAAACTAATTTATTAATTAAGGAGTAATTATTACCATGGAACAGAATAATCAACAACAAGCACCACAAAATATTAACTTTGATGGTGATGACTATAACGTACAAGACTTGACGCCAAGAGTGGCTAACGAGTTTAATACGTTGTTTCGTATACAAAACGAACTAAACGATCTTTCTTACCAAATCAAAAAATGCCAAGCTGCTCAAACAGTTATCACAGAAGGCCTAAAAGAAGCTATAAAAGAAGATAAAGTAAAACCTCTTGAGAAAGAACAAGTTGTACTAGAAGATTCTATAGAAGCTAAAGATGAGGCTTCTGTTAACTAAACTATTTAGACTTATGCCATCAAACAAAGAAACAATAACTAAACTCGAAGCGCACGAAAGAGAGTGCGCTATTAGATATGGGAACATAGAACAGAGATTAGAAAAAGGTGATAAAAAGTTTGATGCTATGGATACTAAATTTACTAGACTAATAGTGGGGTTATATGTACTTATTGCGGTCGCTTCGGGGTTTGATAGGTTCTTCTCCTAAACCTATGGATATACAAAGGTGTAAGGCTGAGATTAAACGCCATGAAGGTGAAGTCTTAGAAATATACAAAGATAGCCTAGGTTATAAAACTTTAGGCATAGGCCATCTATGTCAACCAAACGACCCAGAATATGACTGGGAAGTTGGTACTAAAGTATCTCAAGAAGTAGTAGATATGTACTACGAAGATGATTTTAATAAGCATCTTGCAGAAGCAATACATGTGTTTGGTACAGAAGAAGCCTTTTACAACCTGCCCGAAAATATCCAACACGTAATAGTTAATATGTGTTTTAATCTAGGAGGGACTAGACTTTCTAAGTTCCGTAATATGTTAAAAGCATGTAGATCACATGATTGGAAACAAATGGCAGCTGAAATGGAAGACAGCAGATGGTTTAACCAAGTAGGAAGAAGGAGTCGAGAACTGCAAGAATCAGTTCTGAATACTGTATAATGAAAAAATGGCCTATATTAAACTTAAAACATTCGGGGGTCTTGCTCCTAAACTTTCGTCTAGACTTTTAAAGGACGAATTAGCTACAACTGCAACTGATGTAAACCTTGAAAGCGGGCGTTTAGTGCCTGTTACAGACAACTCTGATACCCTTACTTTGTCTAATACTTCTAGACAAAGCATTTTTAAATACACAGATAGCCCAGAACGTTGGCTACAATTTGATGAAGATGTAAACGTCGTACGTGGACCT